TTAAGGGCGAGGATGGCCTTATTTTTAATCCCTATAATCCGTTAAATATTGAGATTACATTGAATGACGTTCAATCTATTCTCCTTAAATATGGTTTACCGACGACTTACATCGTAAACATGGAATTATATAAACGCGCATTTGTCCACCGCTCTTATACCAAGCGCCCTCATTTTGAAAATGTTCAACAAAATATTACGATCGTGCCACGTCCGGATGATTGCATGCCCTTGAAGTCCAAGTCCAACGAGCGCCTTGAGTTTTTAGGTGACGGGCTACTGGAACTGGTGACGAAATATTACTTGTATCGCCGTTTCCCCAAGGAGAATGAAGGATTCATGACAGAAAAAAAGATTGCTATTGTGAAAAACGAGGCCATTGGACGAATTGCCCTGGAGATGGGGTTGCAGAAGTGGCTCATCTTGTCCAAGCACGCTGAAGAAAAGAAGATTCGTACCAACTTGAAGAAATTGGGCTGTCTTTTTGAGTCATTTTTAGGCGCATTGTTCCTGGATTTTAATAAAATCGTCGTCAAGGACGAAGACGGGTGGTTTCAAAATATGTTTGTCACGGGTCCAGGCTTTCAAATGGTTCAAAAGTTTATAGAGAACGTATTTGAACGACACATTAATTGGATTGAACTGATCCAAAACGACGATAATTACAAAAATATTCTGCAGGTGAAGATTCAAAAGGAATTCAAGGTGACGCCGCATTACTTGGAGATTGAGCATGACCTGGATCAAGGATATCGTATGGGTGTTTTCCTCTGTCTAGGACAGCAGATTCACAACTTAACACCCAAGGACGCGATTCATATTGAAACACTGAAAACATTCCAAGAAATACAAACCTATTTAAATGAACACGATGGCAAGGTGTTTTTGTTCTTGGGCGAGGGCTTGCACAAGATTAAACGCAAGGCCGAACAAGAGGCGTGTATGATTGCACTTGGCGTGATTGAAAAATATTCTAAACCTGCATAAATTATGCAATGAAAACATTGATTTTTATATCTAGTTTGTATATAAGAAGCAATATGGATTCTTTAGTGAAAGATAAATTAAAAATGAAGCCAATAGTGGCGCCTCACAAACCCATTGAGGTTATAATCCGGGCAGATATGCCTGTATTAAAGGGTGTCACGATACGCGACATGCGTGAAAGTAACCAGACGTATGATATCAATGAATTAAAGGAGCGCCTAAAAGAAAGCAAATTGACACGCGTGACCATGAAGATTCCTTCTGTCGCGCCGATTGAAACGCCATTGTCTCTTGTTCCGCAACCGCCGCCGCCTAAAAAACGAGCAGTAAAGGTGTCCAAAAAAAAATTAGTAATTATAGAGGAAGATGAGGCGGAGCCTGCTGCTGCTGCCGCTGCCACAATGGAACCCGTAGTCGTAACCGCCACCGCCGTGGTTGAAAAGGAAAGCACACGACGCACCCCTAGAGTTCAAAAGGGTGTGGCCGAGTTGGGTCCCGAAGAATGGGTGGAAATCAGCGGCGAAAAAATCACGAAACGATTGCCCGTAAAAGAGCCGCCCGTAAAAATCAAGTTGTCTAGTTACTACATGAACAACCGCAAAAAATTTGTCAATTTCATCAACTCCTTCTTTGAACGTTACCGAGAAGAACTGGAAAATGTTGAAAAGACAATTACTTGCGAGTCCCTCAAGGGCGCGGACTCTTTTTCTTTGTTGACACACCAAAAAATTGTCAAGGATTATATGAACTTGTACACACCTTATCGTGGCCTTTTGCTTTATCATAAATTAGGCACGGGCAAAACATGCACAAGTATTGCGATTGCCGAAGGAATGAAAAGCCACAAACGCGTTATCGTGATGACGCCCAAATCCTTGCGCGATAATTACATGGAAGAGCTCAAAAAATGCGGCGATTTCATGTACAAGAAGAATCAATACTGGGAATGGGTGTCTGACCCGGATACATTTGAAACATTGTCCAGCGTGTTGGGTTTATCCGTAGAATATATTAAACGCAACAAGGGCGCATGGTTAGTGGACATTTCAAAAGAGCCCAATATGTTATCCAGCAATGACATGAAAAGTCTAGACGACCAACTAAACGAGATGATTCAAAACAAATATACATTTATCAATTACAATGGGTTGCGTCCCGCACGCCTACAAGAACTCACGAATGATTACGAGAAGAACCTCTTTGATAATTGCGTGATTATTATAGACGAAGCGCACAACTTTATTAGTCTCATAGTGAATAAATTGCAAAAAGAAAAGGCCATTGCAGAAAACGCACGAGGAGAGAAAGAAAGACTGCCCAAAGCCATGTCGTTGAAATTATACGAGTATCTCATGTCCGCCAAAAATGCACGTATTGTCATGTTGAGCGGCACGCCTGTCGTCAATTACCCCAACGAAATTGGAATACTTTTCAACATATTGCGCGGTTATATCAAGACTTGGGAAATCCCTCTGGATGTAAAGACCACGAAAAAAATCACAGCAGAAACACTTCAGGAAGCTTTACAAGGAGAGAAAATACTGGATTACTTGGACTATTCGCCTGCTAGTAAAAAACTATTTATTACTCGTAATCCTCTTGGATTCAAAAATAAAATCAAACCGGGAACTGGCTATCATGGTGTATCCAATCAAAAGAAAAATGACAAGGACGAGACTATTATTGAGACGGATTTTGTTAGCGACGACGCGTTTGAGAGTAAAATAATAGACATGTTGAGGAATATGGACATTGATGTCAAAACTGCAGGAATAAAAATTCACAACTACAAGGCGTTGCCTGATAAATTGGACGAGTTTATATTGCGTTTCATTGACCCTGCCACAAAACAAATGAAAAATGCAGATGCCTTTAAGAAACGAATTATTGGGTTGACGTCGTATTTCCGTAGTGCCCAAGAGGCCTTATTGCCGCGATATGAAAAGACGCCCGAATATTATCACGTGGTGAAGATTCCAATGAGCAACTACCAATTTCAAATATACGAATCCGCGCGAAAAGCGGAGCGTAAAATGGAAAAAAGTGCTCGGTCAAAACAAGGACAATTTGACAAGGATGGCATCTATAAAGACCCGACATCTACGTATCGCATTTTTTCACGCGCATTTTGTAATTTTGTTATGCCCACATCGCCAGGTAGACCCATGCCTGCACAAGATAAAGAAGTTGCGGCGAAAAAAGGCGTCGATGAGGCTGCTGGTGGCGAAACGGCTATGGAATCTCTGCTAAACAAGGCAAAGGACGTAGAGTTGGACAAAGATGTCAATGCGGACAACGAGGGTGAGATTGAAGGCGACGAGGCAATCAATGCCGTGGCAGATAAAACGTATATTGATCGGATAAACGCCGCCATAGAAGACGTGAGACAACACGCCGACGAATACTTGAGCAAGACCGGACTTGAAACGTACAGCCCGAAATTTTTGGCCATGCTGGATAATATTCAAGACCCAACATACCCCGGTTTACATTTGGTATATAGTCAATTCCGCACATTGGAAGGCATTGGTTTGTTCTCCATGGTTCTTGAACAAAATGGGTTTGTTCGTTTCCGTTTGAAAAAGACGTCCGCAGGCACATGGGACCTGGATATCAAAGAAGCTGACCTTGGCAAACCCACCTTTGCTCTTTACACGGGTACGGAATCAGATGATGAAAAGAAAATCATCTTGAAAATCTACAATGGATTTTGGAACGATATCCCCACCAATATTGCCACGCAACTTCGTAAGATCGCCAACAACAACAACTTGGGCGAAATCATCAAGGTCTTTATGATTACTTCTTCTGGATCAGAGGGGATCAACTTGCGCAATACTCGTTATGTACACATCACTGAACCCTACTGGCACCCCGTCCGTATGGAACAAGTCATTGGACGCGCGCGTCGTATTTGCAGTCACAAGGATTTACCCGTTGAATTGCAGTCCGTGGAGGTTTTCGTTTATTTGATGACCTTTTCCAAGGAACAGATTGATAGCGATGATTCCATTGAATTGAAACGCAAGGACCTCAGCAAGCGAACGCCGCATATTCCATTAACAAGTGATGAAGCCTTGTACGAAATTTCCACGATTAAAGAGGAAATCAATTCGCAATTGACGATTGCCATTAAAGAGGCCGCCATTGATTGCGCCGTTTACTCGCGTGGTTCTAAAGAAGGATTGCATTGCGTCAGCTTTGGGGAGCCCAGTAACACCTCATTTTCATACAATCCAAATATTGAATTGGATCAGTCTGATGTGGTGGCGGCTATCAATAAGGATAAAATTACTTGGACAGCCGTGCCGGTGACGATTCAAGGCGTAAAATATGCTGCGCGCAAGACGAAGGAAACGCTTTATAATGTGTATGACCTGGCCAGTTACCAAAAGGCGATAGATGTGGGGGGTGACCCGATTTTAATTGGCACCCTTGAGATTAAACCAGGGGGAAAGAAGGTGTTTAATATGTTGATTACATAATACCAGTCTGGTTTCGTATAAGCTCTTCCAACTGATCAAAACGTTTAGTAACATACTCATACAAGGATTGAATGTCCATTGTTTGCGTGGGTTGCTGTAGAGGGGGTGCAGCCTTTGGAGGATTCATGACTTTTAATTTTGCAAAGATGGAATCTGGTTGCTGTTGCGGTTGTTCTTGTTGTTGTGGTAGATGCAGCATCTCATTGAGTTCAATGGTAGTGTTATTGCCCCACGTAATCTGTTTTGAGCTGGCGGAACTAGTATCATTCAGCTCCACAGACGGCAAACTAATATTCAGGTCATTCTTCTCAATCTTGATGGTTTTCAACGCATTCGCTTTTTGTATAGCCTTTTCCTCCTTGATGGAAGTCGGCGCGGATTTCAGCCAGTTTTCAGCATCTGCCTTGTTTGCGGACTTGTAGAACTTGTCTAATTCCAAATTACGTTCCGCAATAGTACGTTGTATAATCATATTCAACCCGGTAATCGGTTCATCCTTTGTATTGTCCGAAAATACCGGTGTGGTTGGCACCGGCACTGCCATGGCGCTTGTAAATTCTTGCTGCTTTTTATTAAATTCTTCTTCAAATTGTGTGGTGCGGTCGTTTTGCAATTCTTCCTGTGTAATGGATATCTTCTTGGTGGGAATTGTTCTTGTTACTTGGGCCGGCGCTTGTCTCAATAAATTCATCATAATAGATATAAATTGCTTGTTCAACCCAATCAACGTCGTCTGTTTATTTGACTTCTCTCGTTCATAGAATTCTGGAAGGGTCTTGACAAATATCTCTTGAGTGCGGCGGTCTTTCAAAATGGTATCTTCGTCTATCAATACTTCCCACAACATTTGCACATTTGGCTCTGATAAAAAATCTTTAATAGACATAGTAATAAATATATACAAATATGTTTATATTTATTTTTCAGGTTATAGATTCAGTGCGGCTTTTAATATAATTTATCGTGGTTGAAATACACCTTGCGGAATTTCTCCATGTACTTGTCCTTTAATATATGCGTTTTTAAATAGTGTGACGTTATCTTGTCTTCCAACATGTGGACTATGAAGAACAAGGAATAAATGCCGCATTCGGTGTTGCCATATTGATGTTCGACCGGGTGATTTTGGTCAAACAAAAATTGCAAGCCCAGTGATTTGCCCTGAGTTATGATCGTGTTTGCGAGCTTCATGATTTCTGGCGGGACCTTCTCCCCTGCGCTATCAAAATAAAATATGGAACGTTTCTTGATATTTATAAACATACTTACCCAATGAGAGCCCGATTTATAATGGGGGTCCAAGTTAAATATAATGCCTATTTTGGTTTTGCCGCGATTCATCTGCTCTTGTAAATTGAATTCGCATAATTCCTGCCAAACACATTCGCCGTATAACATCTTTGAGTCATAATCGATTGGGCTTGGGCCCATAAATTCAAAGCATTTATATGCCTTTTCATATTGTTTCATGACTTTTAATATGTCCGTGCTAGATAACCATTCATTCGGCTTTTTCTTCCAAGATGCCGGCGCGACGGGGGCAAATGCTTCGGCCAATTCTTTGCTGTCTTTGATATCTACGAATTGTTGCTTCAACCAACAAGATTCTTTACTACAAACGTTGTGTAAATTCTCTTGCAAAAAGGTCCAGATGGTTTTCAAGTCGTTGCTTTTCATTTGAACATCGGGGTGACGCGCATTCCATAGATCGCGCAGTTTATATAAATTGGCTTCGCTATAACAAGTAAAATCCACCTTTTTAGGATTCGGACTGCACTGCAGCGGTTTCATTGGGTGCGTTTTTGTCTGTTGGTGTCTTATCCTTTTTGTGATTTTTGTGATTTTTGTGATTTTTGTTCTTTTTAGTTGGTTCTTCATTGTTTTTATCTTGGGTTTCATTGTTTTTGTTCGATTCTTCATTATTTTTGTTCGGTTCTTCATATTTATTACTGATATTTTTCTTTTTACGAATTCCTTTATTTTTTAAGACAGGGTCTCTTAAGTTGATGTCCTTTTGTTTCGGCAGAATTGGTTCCGGCTTTTCTGCGGCGGGATTACGACGCACAAATTTATCCAAGGTGGTTGGCTCTGTCACTTTAATGGAACGTAGAAATTGTTTATCAATCTCCTCTTGTGTTTTCATATTTTCAATGCTCATTTCGGTTGTGGTGGCCGCCGTCGCCGTCCCCGCCTCTAAACACGCATAATCTTCTTGAATGATATCATTTGTGTCTAAAGATTTAAAATACTCTATACATGCCTTGCTATATATTTGAAATATACTTGTTATATTTGGATCCGCCTTGGGATGGGTTGTATCTTCTTCCGGATATAATATCTCCTTGGTGAGAGACATGATCCGTTTTCGGTAAAATTTAAGGTCTTTTTTATTCACAACACTTTTCTTCTTTTGTGTCACATATTTTTGGTAATTCTCCTTATTCATAAGACATTCCAAAGTGACTTGATTAACGTATTCTGTTGACATATATTTTTATGGTATAATAGATAGTACAATTTATACGCACCTTTCTCCTTCCCTCCCCTCCCCTTATCCGTAAATATTCAATGGTATAAATGATATAAAGTTTTCTGTTGTATTTAATAAACTACATAAAATGTTTATTCCTGATTGCACATTAGTTACTGCATGTTTTGACCTATCCGCCTATCATAATAATTCCCGAACCCCCGAAAAGGCGCTAAAAGGCATTGATGTTATATTAAAATTACCCGTCTATTTAATTATATTTGGAAACAAGCAAGTTATTGACATCATTAAAGAGCGTCGACACTCATATGGTTATGAAACCATGACCCTATTTGTATGTCAAGAATACGACCAGATTTGGTCAGCACAATTTACTGAAAAAGTCAAGGAAAATCGTAATAACTATTGGCCTACACGCGACGTTAGAACATGCCCTGAGTCACATCTGGTTTGTGCAAATAAATTTGATTTTGTCTTGAAAGGTATTGAAATGAATCCCTTCCAAACATCCACTTTTGGTTGGATTGATTCCAATTTACATATTGATGATAACACCAATAAAATTTGTTATCAATACAATATGCAGCGAATCCCTTATGTATTAAATAATATTAAAAAGGACAAATTTCATATACAAATTATGGGTTCTGTAGATAAAAAATATAAAAATATGGACATGAAACGCGAATATTACGAACAATATCGTTGGCTCGTTTCTGGATGCTTGTTTACTTGCGGTATTGAAGTCGGCAAGAAAATCCTGACGCGTCTCAAGGATATTGTAAGAGATACTACCTTGGCTGGATATGGGCACGGCGAAGAAATGTTTTATCTGGAAGTGTTGGACGAGTTTTACGATGATATTGAACGTTCTTATGGTGATTACGGGCAAATATTGAATAATTTTATCAATATTACGACGAATTTTTACTACGTATATAGTATCATTATGACAAAAGCCTTTGAGAAACAACATTACCGCGATGCATATGATTGTTGTAGTAAAATGTTGTACTCAATTGAAAATCATTTATTGGATGGCAATTTAGATTATGGACTTTACATTAGCACGATGCGTTATCAATATTATTCTGCGTCTCATTATAAACCAGAAGCATGTGAAGGGATCATTAAGAAAATGAAACACATTGCTTCTATCAATAAATCTTTTGAAGGAGCACTTGGCGGCTATTTCGTGTAGTTTCTGTACTCGTTATAATTTTTTATGGAATGATGTAAAAAATTATATTACCTGACTTGTTTACTTGATGACACATCGTCATTCGCGTCCAAAAGTTGTGTTCGTGTAGGATTGTAGAAGACGCCTTGATGTAGGTTCTTTGGCAATGGGTTACATTGGTCAAATTGCTCTTTATGAAATAAGTCCGGAAACGGCTGTGGCGCGTTTGCTTTGGGGGTAAAGCCATAATTATATAAATCACTCGTGCTATTCGGTACGTATACGGATTGCCCACATCGTTGAAGAGCATAAATCTGGTTTTTTAGTTCGGACTCAATGTTTATGTTGGTGGCGTATCCTGACCAAGGTCCTTCATCATTTCCCGGATTAAATGCGGTGAATGGATTAAATGTTGGCATCACATTCAAGGGCACATTTATTTTTCTTCGCGGGTCTACTATCGGCATAATGGAATATTTTGTAGAGGCAGGACGAACACTTAAATATGGTTGAAGAGGGGTGGAAGGAATATTTCTATCGTAGATTCGATGATTTGTTTGTAAATGAATTTCAGCATTAGTCTCTTCGTGGTTATTCATATATTCTATATACTATATGATTATAGAATAAATTTATTTTGATTACTGATTTGTTTCATAGTGCCTAAATACATTGTGCAAAAAGGGGTAATGTTTTTTACAAAAATGTTTTTACAAAAAAATGTTATAATATAATATAGAATGTCCTTGTGGTACAATTTACAAATGCATGGTATCAAATTTTTTATTATATCCACCTACATTTTTTATATTAGCGCTATCATCGGTGTTGCGTTCATTAATCCATCGTGGTATCACACGCTAGACTATATTGTAAAAATATATGTGGGATTCTTTTTAGTCTATCGTTTCAATCCTTTTAGAAGTAATGTTAAATTCACGGAATTAGACCGCCAAATTAGTTTCCATGCGGGCGTGTTTATATTGTCTATTGTTGTGGTGAATGGTATTTTTGCAAGTTATGTGCCTAGCGTTATCAAGACGTAAAAAAGGATTGTAGAAGAACCATTAATTGTTTAGTAACTATTTTATCTATATCATAATCTTCTTTTGTTTTTGTAATATTATATAAAGATGGATAACGTTTCATATAAGTCAAGATAAACCTCCCAAATTCTACCTTGTTGGGTACCAATAATTGTTTTAAAATCCGATTTGAAGTTAGTCTATTTATCATTATCTCTGGATCCAATGTATAAATATACGAATTTAATTTAATATAATATATGTCATGCTTGTCCATATTTGGATGATACTCATTATCAATAAAACAAATCTCTATATTTTCTGGTAATTTTGTACATCGTATAAAATCGTCCTTTGTTTTGTTGTTTGTTGTGCGACATATTTCAACCTGTTGGCCGTTTACTTTAAATGCGCCT